ACCTATGACATAAGAACAGCAAGTTTTGCTACTACTATCTACATTAGAGATGCTGGATATTATAGAGTTGTAGGAGCGGCTGACAACGGCGGAACAGTAACTATTAACGGAGAATCTAGGTCTATAAGTAATTTGTTCCAATCTCCAGGATCTTCTCAATTTTCATTGCCCTCTGGCGAATTAACGATCGCTGGAACCTACACCAATTCAGGAGGAAGAGGTAGCGGAAATCCGGGAGGTATCGCTATAGCGGTTTACGATCAATCTAATAATTTAATTTGGTCTACTACTGCATGGCGAAACGGTACATATTCTTATAGATATCAAATTAGATAATCACTTTATTTCATAAACCTCTATACCAGGCTATAAATAAACTGGTAGTTTAATGGAGGTTTTATGGAAACTTTACTGAAACAAGCACTCGAATTTTCAAATTATAAACAGTCGCTTGCTGTCCAAAGAAAGACGTTAAAAGAAAGAATTGACGGTCGTTTAACTTTTGGACATAACGGCGGAATTTTTAAAATTGATAGAAGCCTAGTAGCCTTTATTCAATTTTTAATCGATCAAGAACGTATCACTGATGTTGTGTTATTAGATGTTAACGAGAATCCTATTCTAATCAAGGATCTTACATCTTTCAGAGATGACATCTTAGACAGATATTTTACTTCAACAAACGAATATTATCAGGAATACGAAAAAATTCGTAAAAGTAGATCTGTGGAAAAATTGGTGGATCTATGAACAACGGAGTTCTGTTATTTGCACATAATAACAGAGAAGTTGATTACGCTCTGTTATCGATCATCGCCGGCGGACTGGCCAAAAAACATCTGGGTGTTCCTGTATCATTGGTTACTGATAAAGAAACCAAGGAATGGATGTCAACCTCTGGAATTTTAGAAAAGGCTGAACAGGTCTTCGATAAAATTATTTTAACGAATCGAATTGACAATAATAATATTCGTAAGTTAAATGATGGCAATCAATCAAAGTTAGTCCCATTTCTTAACGCAACTCGTTACCAAGCATACGAGTTATCTCCCTACGATAGGACCTTACTTATAGATTCTGATTTCTTAATTTTTTCCGATCAATTATCTAACTATTGGGACCATCCTTCTAGTGTATTAATAGGTCATTCTATTAACGATATAGTAGGCGATAGGATCGGATATCTAGACAAGACAGTATCAGAAACAGGTCCGCATCTTTATTGGGCAACTACTGTGATGTTCAGTAAGGATAAAGAAGCAGAAACATTTTTTAAATTGTTAGAAATTATTTCTAACGAATATGAAGTTTTCGGTGACCTTTATAGGTTCAATACAAGACAATTCCGTAATGATATAGTGTTTAGTGTTGCTAAACATATTATGGATGGTTTTGCAGTCGACGATTCAGATAGTTTACCTCCATTATTAACCGTGCAGGATCGAGACATGCTTATAAAGGTCACCAACTCAACATTGCATTTCTTAATTAACAATTCTCAAGCACCTGATACCTATTTTGTAGGTTCGACTAAGGATATGGATATTCATATCATGAATAAGCAGAGCATAGTGAGGAATGCCAAAGAATTGATGGAGATGTTATGACATTCGGTTATCTAATAGTTGTAGCCAAGAGCGAAGAAGCAGATTATCATAAGATGGCATATTCTCTTGCTTTGAGTATTAAAAATACTCAAAAATGGGGGTATAATAATGTTGCACTAGTCACTGATGATCCAGATGATCTGTCTCGATTTAACTCGCTATGGGTTTTCGATGAAGTTATAAAATACAATGGACAGAAAGGATGGAATGGAAGATCATACATGGATAAATTAACGCCATGGGATCATACCATCTGTCTAGATGCCGATATGTTATTTTTTAGAGATATTAGTCATTGCGTAGAATACTTTGTTGAAAATGCTGAATTGTATGTTGCTAATGATTCTTGGACCTATAGGGGAGAAAAGGTAACTAATGATTTTTATAGAAAAGCGTTTACAAAAAACGATCTCCCCAATTTGTATTCTTTCTTTACTTTCTTTAAGAAGGATTCTGAAATAGTTAATGAATTTTTTACTCTAGGAAGATATATTATTGAGAATCCGAGAGAATTTTCTAATACCTTCTTATCCAAGGTCAAACCAAGAATAATGGGAACCGATGAAGCATTTGCACTTTCGGCCAAGATTCTTGACATTGCTGATCAGATAGCCTATCCTTTAGAATTTCCTAAAGTTGTACATATGAAAGGTATGATACAAAATTGGCCATGGCCGGCAGATGATTGGTCGGACCATGTTGGATTTTATTTTAATACTAGAAATGAATTAAAGATATCTAATTTTAAACAACATGATCTAGTACACTATGTGAAGAAAGATATCATTACAGACGAGATTATTAGTTTACAAGAGGAAGTGCTATGGCAGAAATAGACTTTGATGAGTGGATAAAGAATTTTAAAATAGAGCCTGTAAAGTATTTTGCTCTGTTTGATCCCGTCAACGGATCAATTTCTGGAATATATCCCAACTCTGCACTTCCTGATTCCAAAACCTTAATTGAAATTGACGATGAAACTGCAGGTTTAATTCATGAAGGTAAGATACAACTTCAAAATTGTTTCGTTGATTTAGATTCTGGAAAATTTGAAATAGCAGAACTAAAAGTTCTTAATAAGATAGATGACCTACTACATCGCATAGTTGAAAAAGAATGGTCGTCGATGGACAAAGAAGATGTTTATGTAAAGTATCTTTCTACTTCTAAGTCTTTAAGATTTGAGTTGACAGATAGATTAGGCGGAACGAGAAAATCGGGATCCCAGAGTAAGCGTAAATTACACTGGGACGGATCGACTACAATGACTTTTTTAGTAACAGAATACAATGATCCAAATATAGTTTATGATATTATTAGATTTAAAATTGATGATATCGTCGGTAAGAGTAAAACATACAAACTGAATTCTACCCCAGAAAAATTTAGTCTGTATACAAAACGAATTTTTCCTAATTATATTATCGAGACAAAATGAAAACCATAGAATTTGATATTATATTTTTAAGTTACGACGAGCCTAATGCTGATCTACATTACGCTGACCTATGTAACAAAGTTCCTTGGGCGAAGCGTATCCACGGAATAAAAGGTTCAGATCACGCCCACAAGGCAGCAGCAGAAGCCAGTGAAACTGATTGGTTTGTTTCTGTAGATGCTGATAATCTTGTAGATACTAAATTTTTTAGTTTAGATCTAGAAATGAAAGATCCTAAAATTCAAGTTTACGGATGGTGCGGCCGTAATAGAGTAAATGCTCTTCGTTACGGTAACGGCGGATTAAAAATCTGGAAAAAGGATTTCGTACTTAATATGAAAACCCATGAAAACTCTGACAGTGATCGTGGACAGGTAGATTTTTGTTGGGAAGATGGATATCAAAATTTTCCAATGAGTTTTAGTGAAAGTGTTGTTACAGGATCACCGTTCCAAGCATGGCGAGCAGGATTTCGTGAAGGCGTTAAGATGACCTTGCTTGACGGTGTTAAAGTTCCACCTATGGAGATTCAGCAGAGAATATGGTGGCATAACATTCATAGATTGCGTATGTGGTCAACTGTAGGTGCCCATGAACAGTACGGAGAATTTGCTGTATTAGGTGCAAGGATGGGCACATATATGGCCAATTGTACAGATTGGAATTATGTAGATGTTAGAGATTTTGAAATTCTGAGACAGATCTACAATGAAGAAGTAAAACCGCATGAATCTGATACAGAATGGGTAAAAGCAAAGACTATAGAATTAGGTGATAAAATTGCACTAGGCTTAGGCCTGCATTGGGCAAATTACGATCCTATACAAAGTAAAAATGTTTTTGATATTTACAACGAAACAATAGAATTGTGTAGAACATATTTTAGGATGCCAGACGATGTATGATATTTTTTATGTAAGTAGGACTAATATTGACAAAGACGAATGGGAATCTTTTAAATCCAGATTTCCTTCTGCTCAGAAACACGAAAATGTTAGAACATTTGAAGAATTAAAATCTAAAGCATTCACTAAGATGTTTTGGGTAGTTTGGAATGATCTCGATATTAGTAATGATTTTAAACTTGATTATGTTGTCCCGAAGTGGGATTTACAGTATATTCATGTCTTTAAAAATGGTGATCATTACGACGGTGTAACTTTATTTCCAAAAACAGCAACAGTAAGCAACAAAGAATTTGAAGCGAGATTCTATGTTAATAAAAAAGAAATAGAAATAACCGCATCGACACCGAAAATTTACGACATATTTGAAATTGACCGCTACGAGGATTACATTACAGCCTTGGAAAAATCCAATACAGACATGTTTTGGATGACTTCTAAAAGCATAAAACCTCACCCTAATTTTAAATTTGATTTGTATATTCCACATCATAATGTAGTTGACAAAGGGCAGAATCATGCCTTTCTACATAGAACAGGATTAGTAGAATCATACAATGGAATTTTCTTATGTTCTAAAAAGCACGTTATGGTCAAAAAGGAAATTGAAAATAGATTTCCTATCGTTCGAAAAGAATGGGATATTGTAGCCAGCGTTCCAAATGAATACGGGCAGTTTTCTTTTACGATTGAAAGTTATGAAGATTATTTGTCCGCTTTAGAGAGAAGTGACATTACTGAATTGTTTTGGTTCATACCTAGCGATGTTAAGGTAGCAGACGAATTTAATTTTGATACTTATTTTACACATGAAAATGATTATGACAGAAAAATGAATCATGTGTTTTTAAACGGAGAGCATTATGATGGTATTATGCTTTTGAGCAAGCATAAAAAGATTTCTGAAAAAGAATTTAATCATAGGTTCTTGGTAGATAAAAAAGAATGGGATATTGTTGCAAGTACACCTAGGAAGTTTGATGTATTTTATATTGATACCTATGAAGAATATCAAGAGGCTTTAGAAAAAACAACAACAGAAATGTTCTGGATGTCATCTAGAAACTTAACGCCAGTTGACGATTTTAAGTTTGACATGTATATTAGTCATCATAATACCATTGACAGAAATCAAACTCATGCATTTATTCATAGAGTAGGAGAAAAAGATTCTTACAACGGAATTTTTCTTTGTTCTAAGAATAAACCACTAACTAAAAAAGAGGTAGAACACAGGTTTCCGATCGAAAGAAAAGAATGGGATGTTGTGGCCAGCGGACCTGTAGTTTACGCTAAGTATGTCTTCAATCAAAACGTATGACGAATATCTTGATGCTATCAGGAACTCTCCGACAGAAATGTTTTGGATGGTTCCTGATGATGTACTAGTATCACCAGAATTTAAATTTGATATATATTTTCCTATTGATAACGAGTACGATAGGAAAATGAATCATGTTTTTTTAAACGGTGATTTCTATGACGGCATCGTATTGTTTAGTAGGCATAAAAAAGTTACTGAGAAAGAATTTAATAATAGATTTTTTATTGAGAAAAAAGAATGGCCTCTTCTTGCTTCTAGTCCCAAAACATTTCAATATGATATAGTTTTTATTAGTTACAATGAAATTAATGCTGATGAAAATTATAATAACCTTATTAATAGATTTCCTAATGCTAAACGAGTACACGGCATAAAGGGTATCCATCAAGCACATATCGAAGCCGCAAAATTAGCAACAACTGATCTATTTTGGGTAGTTGACGGTGATGCTATAATAGTCGATGATTTTAATTTTCAGTTTGCAGTAAACTATCACATGAGAAATGCAGTACACGTATGGCGGAGTCAAAATCCTATCAATGGATTAGAATACGGATACGGCGGAGTCAAATTATTACCAAGAGAATTAACTCTTGAGATGGATGTTAATTCGCCAGATATGACAACTTCAATAAGTAGAAATTTTAGAGTAATAGAAAAAGTATCTAATATAACTAATTTTAATACTGATGCATTTAGTACCTGGAGATCAGCATTTAGAGAATGCGTCAAACTAAGTAGTAGAGCCATTGATAGACAAGACGAAGAAGAAACTAAAAAGCGTTTAGATATATGGTGTACAGTAGGAAGAGACAAGCCGTTTGGTGAATACGCGATAAGAGGAGCCAAAGAAGGTAGAGAATATGGAGAAAGATGCAAAGGCGAAAAAGAGTTATTGGCAAAAATTAATGACTTTGATTGGCTCAGACGACAATATGACATTTAACAGAAATATCAAAGGAAATGAACTGCGTAAGATTGACGGCAAATATCAATCTCGATATATGCTGGATGCAGAATTCGTTAAGAAAGAATTGGATAAAGTCGGTCCTAGTTTTTGTCTTGCAAAGTGGTTTAATGTAAGTATACATATTCCTTCAGGACGAACTCATAGTTGCTACCATCCGAGAGCACATGCTATTCCCCCAGAAGAGATAAAGATTGATGTTAGCGCATTACACAATACAAAATATAAAAAATCTCAACGTAAATTAATGCTTGACGGAATTCGACCATCCGAATGTGATTTTTGTTGGCAAACAGAAGATAGCGGAAACGAACTTAGCGATCGTGCTTATCGAAGTAAAGATGTCTATGAGCCGGGATTAATTAAAGAAGCATTAGAACTTGCAGAAACCGGTAATGCCAAACCTCGATATGTCGAAGTAAATTTTAATCAAGCCTGTAACTTTAAGTGTAGTTATTGTAGCCCGCATCTAAGCACAGCATGGTTTGAAGAAGTTAAACGTGTCGGACCGTATGTTCTCACAGATAGGTGGCATAACGATGTTACCTGGATCGAAAATGAAATTCCTTTAGATAACGGTCCAGATAATCCTTATCTAAAAGCATTTTGGGAATGGCTTCCTCAGATTTATCCTACACTACAAACATTCCGCATGACTGGCGGCGAACCTTTAATGGATAAGAATACCTTTAGAATGTTTGATTATGTAAGAAACAATCCCAAGCAAGATCTTCATCTAAGCATTACTAGTAATTGTTGTCCTCCTGGTAATCAATGGGAAAAATTTATGACCTCGTTGAAAG